GCACCTCCTTCGAGTGCGGTAAGTCTTGCCTCAAGTGAGGCGTTTTGTGTTTCTAGGGTTTCGATACGATCCATTGCTTCTTGCAGAGTTTTAATCGCCATCCAAACCATCTTTTGCTCTTTGACCCCTTTTCTTGTAGTTGTCGGATTTGTTTCAAAAGTAGATAAGACTTGAGGGCTGACTGTTTCAATTTGCTGAGCAATGACGCCGTAACATTTATCTTCAGAATCATCTTGGTCATTAAAATGAAACTGCCTTAATGTCCACCGCTTAAGGTCGCTCCAAGTGCTATCCATGTCAACAATGTTTTTCTTCTCACGTTCGTCAGAAAGATTAACATTACTGCCAGAAAAATTACGAATGCCTCCGTCTACTGAAAGATAATATCTGTAACCATTTCTTGTTGCATTTTCGTTGTAAACATGATTGAGATCGATATTACTTGCTGCGTTAGTGACTACATCTAGAGATGCTCCTCCACCGGCCTTTAGTTTTACGCCCACGCCACCGCCACTGGATCCATCTGTAGTCCCAATTAACAAGTGACCGTCGCCGGAACTTGTAAGCCTCATCCGCTCCGTAGGGCTCGACGCACCATCGGCAGTAGTGGAGAACACTAGGCGTCCGGGATAGTCACCCGATGCTGAAGTCCCATCTGCTTCACATACAATCTGGCTATACACATTTGAGCCATTGTCTGTAAAGAGAATCTTCCCTAGAGGGTCTCCTGAACCGAAAGGCGTAGTGGCTGGTTGATTGCGTCCAAGTTCTAATTGACCCTCAGCAGCTGAGACTCCGGGGCGACCTCTAACAACTACGGTTGAAGAGCCGCTTTCACTAGACGTCCCAACCAACAGCCTGCCATCGCTTTCAACCTTTAACTGCTCCGTCCCACCAGTAACAATACTGACTTCATCTGTTCCAAATTGCAGACCTGTGTCGGTGTCTGTTCCCGTAATACCTGGATTAGCGGCGGTATTAGTTCCGTCAATACGAATAGTCATAATTAAACAATAACCCAAGTAGATCCTGCAGGTACGGTTACTGTGGCACCTGCGTTAATTGTCAATGGTCCTGCACTCATTACATTTCTACCAGTAGTAACCGTGAAGTCTTGAGTAATAGTGTTATCCATTTCTATTGCCCATCGGTCACCACCACCGCCAGTGGCTCCACCACCGACACTGCTCCAAGCAGTACCGTTGAAACCTTCAAACTGGTCAATGTCGTCGTTAAAACGAATCATGCCTGCAACAGGCGTAGCATCACGTTGAGCTTGAGTACCTACAGGTAACTGTGCAGATCCCGTAGCACCCGTTTGGACAACACGATTAGCGATAGCTGCAGTATTAGTAGCAATGTCAGTTGTGTTTGTTGTAACCAGCGGACCAATAGTATTTATGGCTGCAAGATTGGCTCCAATCTGAGTTGCATTGCCAGTGATTAAATTGCCTTGAGTAGCAATGTCTGTGTCATTGGCTGTGAGATTAGTATTGAGAGTGTCAATATCAGTCTGCAACTCTTGCAGTGAAGCCTGGACATTAGTAGATGCTAGGTTGCCATTTGCTGCATTAGTAATATTGGCAGCATCACCAGGGACAAAAGCTGTCACCCAGACAGTACCAATAAATACCCTCATCACATCATTAGTTGTGTTGAAGTAAAGGTCACCTGCTGTCAGTGCATCACCGTCATTATCTGTTGTGGGGTCAACTGCAAATGCACCAAGATAAGTATCGTCAAAGTTATCGAATGCAGCAAGAGCAGCCGCCGCTGATGTGGCAGCAGCCACTGCACTATTATTAGAAGCAACAGCACTATTATTTGAAGCTACTGCTGAGTTAGCAGAGGCAGTCGCACTATTTGCTGCGTTAGTTGCACTAGTAGCTGCGGCAGTGGCCTGTGTAGTGGCTGTAGTTGCCTCATTAGCTGCAGTAGTTGCAGACGTTGCAGCAGCAGTTTCACTGGCAGCAGCAGCTGTCTCACTAGCGGCTGCAGCCGTCTCACTAGCAGCAGCAGCTGTAGCACTGGTTCCTGAGTTGGTTGCCTGTGTAGTAGCAGTAGTAGCACTATTAGCAGCTCCAGTAGCTGACGTTGCAGCGTTTGTCTCAGAGGTAGCGGCTGCAGTTTCAGAAGCCGCAGCTGCCGTTTCAGAAGCCGCTGCTGCATCAACTTGTGCTTGGTGGGTAGTGATTAGACCGTCTACATAAGCTTTGGTGCTGGCATCAGCATCTGCTGTAGGTGTACCTAAGCTTACAATTTTTTGGCTGCCCATATTGAGCTCACCAGACATTGTACCACCTAATGTATTTAGAGCATTGTTTTGAGTTTCCTGTGAAACATATAACGTTTGGTCAAAGTTTGAGTTTAGATCTTCTGCTTTAATAGCTGATCCAGCAAAGAATGTAGCAACAGTATCATCGTTTTTCGTATCTCGGAAGATAATAATGTTGACACCAGAGGCTGGTGCAGTATCGAAGGCAACTGTTGTTGCGTTATCTAATGAAAAATCTGTTGTGACAGTACCGTCTAGGGATGCCTTGACGTCTGTTTGATTGATGTATTCAAATGTAAAAGAATAGTTCGTTGTAGAACCATTACCTGTATATGTAGTTTGTGTAGTTGCCATTAGTAACGATTAGATTGGATAATTCCTTTTAATGCATTCTCTTCATTCAAACCTTTAGTTAAGATACGTTGTTCAATAGCAAGCCTCATGTCAGAATTTAAAGAAGCAAAGGCTGCTTCTTCAGCTCGTTTTTGAGCATCACGTAGCATTACATGAATACCATCGTATTTACTAATAGGTGTTTGATCCGAAGTGACAAGATTAGGTGGTCGTCTAGCTTCTTTTAATTCTTGAATTGTATCTCTTTCTGTAGCAACACCCATAATCTTTGTAATTTCGTTTCTAAAACTACCATTCTTACCCATCTCAGCGTTTAAAGCAGCACGTTCTGGTCCTGTTAATTCGACACCATTACGTGTTTTAAATGCAGAAGATACATCATATTCAATGTCATACAAGAATTTTTCTTCTTTAGTCATTGCGGGATGAATTTTTAAAGGTGAGACATGGTTATAAATACGATGAAACAATCCGTATTGATTAGGAGCTTCACCAGAAACAGGATTAATAACAGTAGGTAATCTATTAGTATTATCAACCATACCAAGATATTGGTTACGATTAGCAATATGTGAAATCAAATCATTATTTAGTTCTTTTAAACTACCGTCAAGTATTCTACCCATACCATTTCTAGCGCCACCTAGAGGACCAAGTGTATTAATTTGACCAGCTAGCCAACGATTAGCTGCATATTTGTTACCACTCATTACTTCTACAAGAGGACGTAAAGCAGAGATACCTGCATCATCTGTTAAAGAAGCACTTAATATAAACATTGCTTTTTCAAACATTTGCTCAGTCATAGTTTCACCAAGCATGTCAAAGTTATCAGCAATGTTAGCAACCATTGCAACCCAATTACTTAAACCAGGTCCAAGTAATTCACTGTATTCAAACCGAACACCATCAGGGCCAACAACAGAACGTGTTTTAAAGTTACTGTTCTTTTGACGTGCTCTATTTAATTGACGGTCAACTGAACCATCACCTGTAGCACTAAACAAACCATCACCAAAGAGTTTATCTTTAAGAGCATTGCCAATTACTATTGAAGTAATAAAACTTCCAATAGCTTTTCTTCCTAGTGTTTTGTTCTTTAAATCAATAAGAGTATTTAGTTTAGCTACTTCATCCATACGGCTAACAGGATGACCACGTTTAGCAAGTAAAGTTTCTACTAGCTCAGGATTAGACATAAAATCTTTGACAGAAGTATATGCTAATTCATTTACATCGCTTTGAAATGACCGTAAAGGTGCCGGTACAAAATCATCTGCAACCCTAACAACGTTCATCATTGTTTTAGGGAATGTCAGGAATGGTGTAAGACCAGGTACAACCTTAATTAAACCGTCTATTTGTTTACTTAAACCTGTATCAAGATTTAAAGCGATGTCTGCTGTATTGTACTTTACAGCTTGATCAGTAATAATACCGTTAGAATCAAACATGCTGTTATATTCAACATCAGCAAGTTCTTTAATTCTAGCTGGTGTAGCAGCTTCACCTAAGCGGTCAAGTTCATCCATAGCACGGAATCTAGCTTGTGCATTAGCCAAAGTAGCTCCAGTCCAAGCATCAAAACCTGTAAAGGTATTAGGAACAAAACGGAAGACAGGATCAGCTGCCATTGCCATTTGTTCGTCATAAAGATCGACTAAATATTTAAAGCCATGATTACCACGAGCAGACTCAGCATCAGCAATCTGACGGTATTGAGCGATTTTTTCTTCTTGTTTAATAATTAAATCAAGACGTGTTTGACCTGCAACAGAGTTAGGGTTTTGTGATGCTTTCATAAACATCTTACCAGCATATGGTAATGCTTTTTTCTGTGTATCAAAGATAGCACTATAAGCCATCCAACCGCGTTGAACTGCTTTTAAATCTTTACGTGATAATGCACCAGCAAAATAAGTAATAGGTTCAGCTACAAGACCACTTAAGTTTCCGTATAAAGCTTTAGAACTTGTAGCTACATCAGACAGAATAGAGTTAAAGTAATTTGATCTTACAGCTTGTACAATAATATTAGGTGAGTCAGGGTTACCATCAAAAAGAAGTCTAGTTTTTGTAAAAGCATGAAGAATCTCGTCATTCATTTTAGCAATAGTATTAATTTTACCATCACTAATTTCATAAAGTTCTAAGAAAGAATCTAAGATATCAGGTCTATTTTCCTGTAGATAACGCCAGCTTTCTGTAAACTTCTCGCTTTCAGTTTGGATAGTACGTAATGCTTGTGGATAAGCTTCTTTAATTTTACCAGCAATTTGCTCAGGTTTTTTACCAATATTTAAAGCACGTTCAGCTAAAGATATAAAACCTTTCTTTTCAGTAGCATAGTACCGTGTAGAACCTACAAGCTGCTGTAAGAAATTAATATTATCAAGAAGTTTTTCTTGTGCATTTTCAACAGAAAGTGAACCTTTATTTAGACGGATACCTTCAGATAGATCTGAAATTTGACCAGCCATAGAAGTAGCAGTATATGCTTGTGCTTTAGCTACATCCATTCCACTATAGTTTTTAACCATTTGGTTGATTGTACTTAAAGCATCAGTATAACCTTCAGCAGTCAATACTTCAGCACCAAACTCATTCTTAGTAATAACTGGATCAAGAATGCGACGCATCTCATCTATACCAACTGTAGGATCAAATAGTTCTAGAACTAGCTTTTCACCTTGCTCTTGGATTTCATCAAAACTAATTGCCCAATCAGCTGCATCTACCCTATAACGGTCAGCGTCTTTCAGTTGTTTAGCAAGACCAACTGTAACTTCTTCTACCCCACCAGGTGTTTCCACACCATACCTAAGGGCAGGTGTACTGATGAAATTACCTAGACGACCATATACTGTACCTTTGTTTGCTGCAATACGTGCTGCGTCAACACTAGCACCAACAATACCAAAATCATCGACTGATCTTAGTCCTGTTTCATTCCATTCGTACAAATCATGCACACCTTTTTTAGGAATGTTAACGTCAGCATTCTTAAATTGGTTGTAATAACCTAGTTCATCAAGATCAGCTTCTTGTTTACGAATATATTCAACAAGCTCTTCAGATGCATTAGCACCTTTTACAGGTCTTGCATCAGCAAGATACTTAACCGCTTGATCAGATTCACCAATAATTGTAGGGGCTTTCCTAAATAAACCTTTTACTTCATCTATAGCAACTTTAGTTTCACCAAGAAATCCAACAAAAGGGATCAATAGCCCAAGTGCTAAATCTTCGTTGATATTTTTTTGACGTTTTACATCAGCACTATCAACATCAAGAGTTGCCCAACTATCAGGAATAAAATCCCATTGCTCAGGTAAAGCTTTTTTTGCTTGACCCAACATATTGTCTTCTGTATACTGATCACTAACAGCACCAACCGCAACACTAGCACCAGCTTCAATACCACGTTGTCCTATGAACTTAACAAAAGCCATCTTGCCAAGTGGATTGTTAATAAGCTTATCTGCTTTAGTTGCAAGACCAGTACCAGCACTTGTTAGACCCATTGTAGGTCCAATAACAGAAGCAATGTTTCTTACTGATTGTGCTATGTTATTTTCATATTTAGTGAGTTTAGGGATACCACCTGTACCGCCATATTGAGCATCTTGGGCAGCACTAACACCTGTCAATGCATTTAAAGTTTCAATACCCCAGTCCATAAGACCTGTAGGTATAGCAGTTAAAATTTCTAGATCTTGTTTATCAAGTTCTGCTGCTTGTGCATCCAGTGCTTCGTAATCAATAGGAGCCGTAGCTTCTTCGAGTTGTGTAGCTTGTTCAGGCGTTGCGCTTCCCGTAGGAGCTGGTGTGGACTGTTCAGGATCTACAACTTGCTGACCTTGATCAGCTTCCACTCTCTGTTGAATTTCTAAAAGTTCTTCTTCAGAAAGTTTACGTTGTAGTTCCTCTTGATCCATCACAAAATCGTCGCCTAAATTAGCGTATTCTGCGGAGTTCATAGTTTAGTTTATGGTTTTAATTGAGAAGCAATGTTTCTTCTTAAACGATCGTAATTAGCATAAGGTGTCATTGATCCACTACCAGCAGGTGCAGGGGACAAGAAATCAATAGAAGCAATGGTTCCGTCAAAACTTTGTACGCTTCCAGTACCACCTTGTTTGCCAATAATTTCACCCGTACCAATTGATTGACCAATTGACTGGCTAGGCTTGCTCGGTAAGTGACCGTAAAGAACATCTACTAATTGTCCAGTCTCAGGATCTATAGATTCAACAACTAAGTAATGTCCGTAGCCACTACCATTTGGGTTAACTTGGTATCCAATATCTTTAACCTGTCCAGATAATACAGCAGGGAAGTTATGGTCTTCAAAGAAAACATCGATACCGGGTTGACCTGTATCATATGTTATAGAAGATACTTGAGGGGAATAGGTATTTAAAGAAGTTTCGTTTCTAAAACTAGATCTTGTAAAATTATTAGTTCGTCCTGTAATTTGAGATAATGCGTTTAATTGTACTCTATTAGAAGGTGAATTAAGTTTAGCTGCTAAGTCAGGGTCTACTGAATCCATCATTTGCACTCTAGGTGAATCTGTTCCTAGTAATGGTTTATTTGTACCGTTGGCTTTGTTGTAGTCAATAACGTCTTGATTGTAAACTTCAGATGGTTTTAAACCATACTTTTTTGCAACACGCAAAACTTCAGATGGAAATAATATTTGTGTTACGTTATTCTTTGATTGATAAATTACAGCATCCATTTCTTGCTCAGAGCCAAGTAAAGAAGGTTGTGAAATTATATCACTTGCAGAAAGATTACGAGAAAGAAGTTTATCCAATTCAAGTAATCTTGTCTTTTGAGCTTTAGGTAATTCTTCAGCTTCTGGGAAAATCATCTGAGATGTACCTGGAATGGTATGAGAGCGAAACCTGTTTTTCTTATCTTCATCTGTTTTAAGTCCTTCTTTAGAAGTCTTTGCTTTCGCTGCTTCATCCATAGTAGCTTGATATGCTAATTGAGGAGAACCTAGTTTTCTTAAATTCTCTTTATAAACTCTATCATATAAAGCTTCTACAAGAAAACTTTGCCCAGTTTTACCATCACCTACTTTAAGACCAACAAGTCTCCGTGTATCACCTGCAAGACCTTCTTTAATTTTTAGGTTAACAGGACCATACATGTTTTCCTCTTGAGAGTTAAACTGTTCTTGTGCATACTTTCTTAGTTTGTCATCACCAATTTGATTGACATAATTTTGGTCAAGGGCAGAGTATTTACGAAGTCTTATAATTTCAAATCTTGTTTCTTCAGACATATTTTTAATAGTATCTGAATAGTGCCTTTTTATATCTTCTGGTACACCTTGGCCATATTGTGCAGCAAACTGTTGCATAGTACGAAAACCAGCTTCTGGATTCTCTGTAATGCTATCAATAATTTGTTGGCGATTAAGATTAACAATACCTTGAAACTCTGCTCGTTGTTGCCGCTGAGCTGCAATCAAAGCTTTATCTCTTTGTTGTTGTCTTGCTGCTTCTAAACCCCTATATTTACCAGGCCATTGCTCAGCATAAGTCTTACCATTACCCATAAGGTCAATGGACATACCCTCACGGTATTGCTCTTCTGTTGCATTCAGCATCATGTTATAGAAAGAGTCATGAGCCTTAATAGGACCATCTATTTTTCTAAGTAAATCAAATGCTGCTGAATAATTTTCAGCTTTACCGCCACTTGCAATATCCGCAGCCTGTTGTCTGAGTTGTTCTAAATAGGCATTTGCCCCTTGTTGTGTAGCTTGTTTAATTCTTAAAGCATTCTGTTCTTCAACTTTAGTTTTACCGACAGCTAAATATAGAGGATCAGTAATACCATAAGTTTCACGCATCATACCAGATAATTGTTTAGTTACCTGTTGTTGAATAATACGTTGTTTTTCAGGATCTTTAAAAGCTTCAATTCCAGAAAATGGTGTACCATCTGCTAGTTGATATTCATTTTCAGTACTCTTTAAAGCTTTACCAAGAATAACATTATAAGATTGTGAATAGATCCTATTCCTTAAAACACGTCGACCCACTGCACCAAGACCAGCAGCATCTGCTAACGCTCTTGTCGTACTGTATAAGGTTCCACCAGAGTTAATTTCATTTTCAATAATCTGAGTAGTTTCTTGAGTAGCACCTTGGGTTAATGCAGAAACATTTTTATTATAATTAGTTAAAGCTTCTTGAGTAATAAGACTGTCACTGATATCCATGCTCATTGCAATATCAGTCTGGTCTTTTAATTGGTTAGCAGTATTTTCTGCTGCCTTTTTCTGTGCTTGAACACTAAAAGCAGAGATGCTTTCTAAAACATTTTGTTGAGCTTGTGAAGTATATTGAGATTGCTGAGCATCACGTTGTGCGATATCTCTAGATTTCTGTACTTCTTGGCTTAAATTTCGTTGTTCAGTTTCGTAGTTTTGTTGAGCTATCTTTTCAGAATAAGCTGTGTCTTCTTTAAGAGCTTGAAGTTCACGATCACGCTGAGCTTTTTCAGCTTCAGCGTTTTGTTTCATACCTTGTACCACACGGTTGGTTTCTTCACGCATCCGTGAAATACCTTCAGTACTTACTTGTACTGGCCTAAACCCTTTACGTTGTGTAGCGGGTTGAAATTGAAGTCTTGCCATAGTTTATTTAAAAAAATTACTCGCATTACTTATCCCAGGAAATCCTGCTGAACCGTTAAACGCACCTAAGGAAGTACCGCCGCCAAAGTTTGCAATATTGTTATTAAACAAATTAGAAGATTGAGCGCCAGGATTAAACCCGTTACCGCCGCCGCCTCCAAATAAACTACTAAAGTCTTGTCCAGAAAGTGCTGAACCAGCTCCTATTAGTCCTTGTAAGAACGGTGCTGATGTGCTTTGTTGTGCGGGTGTAGCTACATAACCGGCTTCAACTTCCATACGAGGTACAAAGATACGTTCCGGTGGTAGTTCTGGTTTAGGATTATAACTCAATCTTTCGGGGAATAGGATTTCAGAAGCTTCAGTATTAAGGTCAGCGAATTGTTTCTGAAGTTCAATATCTTTAATATTACGAGCAGATTGAGCTAAGAAACTATCCATGTTAGCTTTAGATACTTTTTTATTATAATCTGCTTCTGCTTCTGCTTCAGTAACACTATTAGAGATTCGATCTAAATTAAGACCAACACCAAGTTGCTGTAGACTTGCATCAGCACTTAGCTCTAGCATTTTAATTTGAGCTTGTGTTACCTCACCAGTCATCTGCCGTTCTAAGGACATCAGGCCGCGCTGTAAGGCTGCTGTATTAGACTGCTGACGCTTTGCACTAGAGACACCAGCTTGCCCTAAGGAAGACTTTCCTTGCTCTATTAAACCTTCAATTAATGCAGACTCCTTATCCATAGCAGTTTTGCTTCTTGCTTGTTGGATCGTATTTTGAAGAGATGCTAAACCAAGGTTTTTGTTTGTACTGATTTGTAAGGATTTAAGACCTTGTTCTTTTGTAGAGGTTGCAGCTTCAAAATAAGTCTTTTTTAAGTTAGTGAGTGATGTTTCGTTTTGGAACTGCTGTTGAAGAAACATATCATCAATAGCATCTAACTCAGCATCAATAGCTTGAGTACCAGCAAGTGCATTTAAATCTTGTTGTTGATTTGAAATTTGCTGACTTTTTTCGTATAATTTAAGTTGCTTTAGATACTCATAGTCTTGAATCTCTTTGCCGCGTTCCCAAGTTTTTAAATTATTTTTGTGGGAAAACTCACGCTCAGCTTCGTAATTAGCTTTATCTGCTTTATCTAATTGTCTACTATAGTTGTTAGTAGATCTTTGTACTTTCTTAGCAGCTTTGCGTTGGTTTCTAGCCTCTTCTCGGGCTTTTCTATTTTTGTCAGCGGCTGAACTGGCCCCAAAAATTCCACTAACAAGTGAAGTGCCAGCACTAATAAGAGAGCCTGTGATTATTGGATCCATAGTTAAGTCCTTCTATAAAAACGTGGGGAATAGTTACCTTCCCACATCATCGACACCAACGATACAGGAAATGGAAAGTTACTTGTTACTTTAAGTTCAAAATTAGTATTGCGTTGATGGATTGGTATAGTAAATTGATGTTCTGCTGTTACAGGACTACTGTCTGCTAAATAAGTATTAGCATCATTTACATATTCTACATTCTTCCATTCATCAGAACCACCAGCTTTTATTTTAAATAAAACCGGACCTGTTCTACTAACAGAAAATGTAACTCTAGATATAGTTAATGTAGCTGTGTAATCTGATGTTGTAGGATCACGTTTAAAATAAAATTTAGGCATGGTTGCTTCAAAATCATAACCATAACCTACAACGATACCATCAGCATAACTTGTATAATCACCTTGAACTTCAAAGTAACGATAATTTGTAGTGTTCTCAGTACGTTCAGTAGCAGCTAAATAGAAACCAACATCTGCATCAACAGCAGCATCTGTACCTACATCTGCTTCTGGTAAACAAAGAAGCATGATAGCTTCTTTATCTTGGAATGGGGTGAAGGGTACATAGATTTTAGTAATCTTATTGGTTGTATCATACACCACCGCATCAACGTCTGTGGCAGGCTTGACGGGCCTTGTAGCCATGTCTAAGCATGTATTGCCAGTGATGCTAGTAGCACCCACTACAGAGCTTCCTGAGGGGATCTCGTCAAGAATGATTGAACCTATTGTGTATTCATCTTCATGCTGAGATACAACAATTACAGAGTCATTAATAATATCTGCAGTTTGAATAGTACCTGGTAATTCCCACTTAGTCCATGCTTGAAATAAATCTTTCTCACCATTATTATAATATCTATAAAGATATAGGTAAGATGTAGATCTATCAATCAGCATAATGACAGAGTTTTGTGGACTAACTGTTAAATCATCTACAGTATCAGGTATCCATTCAAGTACAATTTTACTGATGTCAATAACAATAGGGCTTTGTTCTACATCACGTAGAGCCATTGTAAACAGTTTACAGTAACCTGGGACTCTACTAATAAAGGCAGAAGTAGTACCAACATCTACAGGTGCAATATCAGTTGCCATCTCATAGTTAGAGAGGGCTCGAATTACAGCAGAATTAGGAGTAAGAATACTAGCATCAGTTGCATACAGTTGGAATTGCTGTCTTGCACTAAACAAAAGAAGTCCTTGTGGGGAAGGTAATACTTCAGACAATTCAACAGGTCTTACACTAGACACACTAAGATCAATTGGATCGGAATCAATTTGTACTAATGCAGACTTAACAAAAAAATTATAAGAATCATTAGCTACACCAAGGATTATATTATCTTCAGATAGAATTCCAAAACGATTACTATAGAAAAAAGTAGCGTTAATACGTGATCCAATAAAAGAAGGAGGAGGACTGGTTAAATCATCACCAGTTAACCTATTCTTATAAGTTATAGGTCCAAAGGTAAACGTAGTAGCACCCGTGTTAGCCAATTCATGTGGCATGGTTGTATTATTTACACCAGGTGAAGCAGTACGAGACACCGCTTCTTTCCAGTAACCGTCTCCTCTAGTGCTGTTATATGCAGAAAATTCTACGTAATAATCATCTTCAGGTTGATCACTGTTAAGGATTTTAACATGATGACCATCATAAGATTGTAGTGATAATTTACTTGCATCTACCACTTCATCTTGAAATGATTCTAACGCATTATTAGCATCACCACCTTTAGCACTAAGAGTAAAAGCTACAGGAGTACCACCAGGAGTACTGTAATTTGTTACTACACCATTAGCTTCGTTTGTACGTTTAATTACAAGACTATTACTATAAGATTCTAAGTACCATTTACCATCAAAGTCTGCATTACCTGCAGTGTGTTGTGCCTGAATTAAAGTTTCAATAGAACCAAGTATATCATGTGTAGCATGTGTTCCGGTAAGGAGTGTATCAAACGTAGCAGAAGATTGAGCAGTAGCTACTGCATCTAACCCTTGAATAGTTGTTGTGTATACAGCAGCGTTGGCAACAGCCAGCAGTTTTAGAGTACCTTCAGAGTTAGCAACAAATGTACCATCTGCCTGCATAGCAGTAGTAACAGTTTTGTTAGTAATAATTGTAGTATCTTGAATGCTACGGAAATGGTAATCGTTCTGTGTAGTACCAGTTAGATACGCAGTACCAGTATTAGTTACAGTACAGAACGTACCATCAGCAGCAGTCCAAACAAAAATATCTGTACCTTTAATACAACCAACATAAGAACCAGCTGCATCACGTTCAATAAAGAACCATGAAGCATCGTCTAATTCAGCCTTAGTAAATGCAGTACCATCAGCTTTCTTTAATACATTAGTATGTTTCATGCCTGGTCTTTTTAACAGACCATAAGTAGGATCGGGGTAACCGTTAACGCATTCAGTTAACTGTCCCAATAATTTTTTGTCATCATTTTGTCGAGATACACCACCAAGAAAGTTTGGTATTAGTTGGGTTACTGCTGGCATTAGCGTTGTAAAGTATGGAACGGTTGATAGCTTTGATAGAAATTACCACCTTTAGGACTACCAAAGAAAGTATAATCTCCTTGGTTACATTCGTATTCTAAAGCTGTAGATTTAGCAATAGCTTCTTTTTGTATTAGTATCTGATATTGATTAGGATCACCAATAATCCTACTAGACACAATTGCTGAGGCTCTTGCGACGATAAAGGCTTGAATGACAGTAGGGATACTAGGCCAATCAAAATACCAAATAACGTCTACATATAAAGTATCGTCAGTCCAAACAAATGAATGAGAAAATTTATCGTAAAGTTTGCCTTCACGATTAATACTATTTCTATTTAAATTTTGTGTGTAAGATGTATTCAAATCCATTTGAAGTATATTGTTAGCAATAACTACTTCATTAGATGCGTCTGGTGTAATTGGGTAATCGGATTCTTTATTAAAAGACCATCCTTCTGATTGTACTTCACGAGACACTTCTCTTAGGGTGTTGAGTGCAATCGCAACGTCCGGGTTGGTTTGTGATTCAACTCTACTTGTAGCAATAGATTGTGTTAAAGTCTGATCGGCTACAGTCTGAGAAATATTAACAGTATAATTATATGTAACAGGACTGGTAGCTGGTGATACTTCCACGCCTGCTACGGCAATAGATGTATTGATAGTCACACCAGGTCCACCAATATAGGTGCCGACTGGAATGTTAGCTACAGCAGTAGTTAGAGTAGTACCAGAAATAGAACCAGTAAAACGTGAAACTTCGTTTAATACAAAAGTTTCATCAGTTGTCAGTGAAGTAACAGGAGCCTGACCAACTGACGCCAGGATCTGATTAACAGCTTGTAGCTCAGTATTGGAGCCAGTAGTAGGAAAAGGCATAGTTTGATAATGAGTATTATTCTCAATAAAGAATTAAAAAAAAGGAGCCTCCGAAGAGACTCCCAATATCATATAAATTAGAATGCGGAAGGCTTGGTAGCAGTACCGGCAAACAGTTCAACAGCAGCAGCTGGGTTCAGGTAGTCAGCACCCATGGCCAAGCGGCCAAGGATCACATCCGTGGTATTCCATCATTTCTGATGGCACTGACTATATCTTCAACCTTAAAGGTTGTCGGACGCTATTGGTGTATTACGTGACAAGCGTGTCACACCACCTAGTCGATGCACTTTCCTCTCACGCTTGAGAGGCTTAGCTCAGGATTGCCATAGCTTTCGCCTTAGGTTTCCCTGAATTCATCCGAAGTTTATCTAACTGTTACCAATTAGAGGGGCAATGTTATTTACCCTGATAGATAACAGAAACGTCACCACTGGTCACTTGGACCTGAGGAGCGATCGCTTCAACACAACCAGCAGCTTCACGCTGGAAGATCAAACCACAGCTATTAGCAAATTCGGTTTCTTCACCGTACTCGTTGTTGATACCAGTAACATCGTTAGCAGCATCTTCAACAGCTTCAGCTACAAACGAACCGGTGTTACCAGGATCGGTAATGCCAGGGTTAGTAGCAGAACCAGTACCGTACTTAGTACCATACTGAGAGAAGAAAGGAATATTCATGGACTTGAAGATCTTGATACCTGCAATCTCCACGATTCCGTCGCCACCTTGCAGTGCGGAACCTTGGACATCGCGGTTGATCAGACCATTAGAACCAACAGCTTGGATCAAGGAATAGTATTGTCTAGGATTTAGGACCCCGACCCTCCCGTCCTGACTGACTCCCTTTTCGTCCATTGCAGCGGCAGCATCATAGAATGCGTCTACCAAAGCAGAAGAAGAATAAGCATCAGATGCGTTAGTAGTAGTACCAACACGAACCTGAGTACCACCGGGTTCTACATAGTTAGTAGCAGTGATAGGAGAAGCAGCACGTGCACCACGAGTGATAGCACGGAAGATCAAGCGGTCATATTTTTCTGCAAGAGCGTAGCCGATTTTACGGCTGATCTCCGAGCGCAGATCGTAATGAGAAAGAGTCTCATCAAGGTCGTAAACGAAAGCTGAACTAATCAGCAAATCATCAACCGTGATGGTCTTCTCAGCCACAGGAGGTGCACTGTTGGTATCACCCAAAATGCTATTTCCCGGCGTATGGAACTCACTTTTGGTGCGCCCAGTGTAAATAAATTGTAAAGATTTGCCGTTCTTAAGTGTACGCTTCATCACAAGATCGCGAGCGATCGTATTGCGTTGGAAGCCTTTGAACATTTCGCCACTGAACAGTTTAAGATACAGTGCGCGGGTATCTGACCCAAAATTGTCAGCACCCAGCTGAGTCAGCTGAGCGGGGTTAGTAGAAGATTGAAAAGCCATTTAAAAAAGAGAGTAATAACATAGACTCTCAAAGATCTTTGAGTTATTTAATTTGTATTGTGGTCTATCCCACCGTCTAGACGGCAAAGGGTATCCTCGTAAGGGCCGATGCCAATAGTGATGAGGGGAATTGCACCCCTCTGTAAGATCTATCTCACTTGGTGTACTTGACACCGCGATAGCAATAAGTCTTGCTTTGCACAGTAACCTCCTAAGAAGCTCCACAAGCCCCGTTCCATGCTTATGGTGTCATGCGTCCCGAAGGATGAACGGACGTGCTTCTAGCCGACTGTAGGTGCCACCAGGGCAACAGGTGTAGAACTAGATGATGCAAGATCAAGTGGGAAGTTGTGAGCATTACGCTCGTGCATTACTTCCATACCAAGACCAGCGCGGTTCAAGATGTCAGCCCAGGTGTTAAGGACGTGACCATCAGAAGACTGGATGGACTGGTTAAAGTTAAAACCATTCAGGTTAAATGCCATCGTAGACACACCAAGAGCGGTAAACCAAATGCCAACAACAGGCCAAGCGGCAAGGAAGAAGTGAAGACTACGGCTGTTGTTAAAGCTAGCGTACTGGAAAATAAGCCGACCAAAATAGCCGTGCGCTGCAACGATGTTGTACGTCTCTTCTTCTTGTCCAAATTTGTAACCATTGTTATGAGATTCATTTTCTGTTGTTTCACGAACGAGAGAAGATGTGACCAAAGATCCGTGCATAGCTGAGAACAAGCTACCACCAAATACACCAGCAACTCCCAACATGTGGAAGGGGTGCATAAGGATGTTGTGCTCGGCTTGGAACACCAACATATAATTAAAAGTACCGGAAATGCCAAGAGGCATAGCATCTGAAAAAGAACCTTGTCCAAAGGGATAAACAAGGAAGACAGCCGATGCCGCTGCCACGGGTGCGGAGTATGCAACAAAGATCCAAGGCCTCATTCCAAGCCGATAACTAAGTTCCCACTCTCGTCCCATGTAGCTGTAGATACCAATAAGGAAGTGGAAGACGACAAGTTGGAAAGGTCCACCGTTATAGAGCCACTCATCAAGACTTGCAGCTTCCCAGATGGGGTAGAAATGTAGACCGATGGCGTTTGAAGATGGGACGACTGCCCCTGAGATGATGTTGTTTCCATACATGAGAGAGCCAGCAACGGGCTCACGAATTCCGTCGATGTCAACGGGTGGAGCTGCAATGAATGCAACGATGAAGCAAGTTGTAGCAGCGATTAGTGTTGGAACCATAAGGACTCCGAACCAACCAACGTACAATCGGTTGTTAGTACTGGTTACCCAGTCACAGAAGTTGTTCCAAATATTCTTTTGTTGTTGTAGCGCAATTGTAGACGTAGCCATTTAAATAGTAGTGCATGTTTATGAAGCGATTAAGCATCGCCAATGAAGCGATTAAGTAAGACCAATTTAAAGACTTGGCAGTCTAGAGCTAGGGGAGGAATTGCACCTCCCTTATTCTATTTAGCTATTAGAAGCTGTACTTGAGTCCGAGCTTAGTGCCGTAATCATTTACATCATCAAAGGTAGCAGCTACTTCACCATATACGGAGAGGCGTTCTGTTGCTTGAACTGAACCGCCAAGCTTACCAGTCAGTTTAGTTTCTTCTTCACCACCATCAGGTGCAAAGATAGAAGGACCAGCTTGTACATAATAAGAAGCTACATCATTTCCTGATTCATAACCCAGATGGAAATCTGTGACATGACCATTAAAATTAGAGCCACTGAAACCAGCATTGTTCTCAATGTTAGCGTAGGGACCAGCAATTGCAGGAGTAGCAAAGAAAGCTACGGCAGGGAGGATAGCAAAAAATTTCATTGTAGTTTAGTTAAAAAAGAATAGGTGTGTTTTGTACGATTACCATGAACACCCCAGCCTAACCAGTAGTATGCAGCATTCATATAATAAGGAATAGTTTGATGATTAGTTTGAAAAGCATAAAGATCTTTTCTAAACCGCATCTCCTTTATCAAGTAATCTGTTTGACATTTAAGACCACTAGGATCTTCGTTGCGTTCGGCACAGTGGCTGCCAAGACCCTTGTACCGCTCAATAGATGTCCATTGAATCAGACCATACCCACCACGAAGGCAGCGATCGTAAGGAACGATAGCACCACCCTCGCAGATGTTAGGTTTGAAGTTAGACTCTTGCTGGATGTTACCCATAATGACCGCCAGTGCTGTACGGTCTGTCACACCAGCAGAAGTCTGTAGTTGTTCTAGAACGTACTGCTGAGGCGCAGTACATTGTGGGCATTCAATCATTTTTTCTTAGCAGTTTTAGCAGCTCGTTTGAAGTTGGCAGCAGTAGGAGCACCTTTGCTCCCTGGCTTACGCATCTTCTCACCTGAACCTTTTGCGATACGCATTTTCTTTGCGTGGATGTTAGCGTAGAGACCTCGTTTAGCCATTAGGATTTACCACATTTCCATTTACGTAATGCAAGAGCCTTCCGTGTAGGCTTGCCCTTGCTGTCTTTCATTGGACCTTTGACACCACTCATCCTAGCACAGAAAGACTTCTTACGCTTTCCGCCACCAGGTTGTGGTGCCTTTAAATTAGAACCGGTTTCCCGATTATACTTTTCACGACCAGCTTTAGTAAGACCACCAGATCGTGATTTATGTTTACCGATCTTTAGGCTAACGTTCTTAGCCATTATTTTTTAGTGCCTTTTTTTGTTTCTTTCTTAGGTGGCCTACCTTTCTGTGATCCGTAAGTTCCTTTACCTTGTGGCATTACCATACTCCAGGGATAATTTGTCCAGTCAATGCATACGCTCCAAGCGCAGCCATGACACCTAGCATAGCTAGGCGACCATTTAGTTTTTCTGCTTTGTCGTTGTGATTCACAGTGTAAGTTTCGTCAGTGTACATGGTAGGTTCTTTAGCAAAGAGGTTTTGTTGTCCGCGATCGTTGGTGGTAACAGTCATTAGAATTCGATGTCAGAGTTTTGAAGTTTACGGATAACGTCATCCCTGAAAGCAGGGTCATTATCATAACGTGGATCATTCATAGCTTGTACAAGTTCCTGTTGACTACGGAACTGTTCGTTTTGCTGTGCTGCTGAACGCTTACCAGTAAGCAGCTGTCCATCACTACCAACAGAATCATTATACTTATTACTCAATGCTTGTACAGCAAAGTAAATAGAGTTAGCATTGCCGCTAGCCATTACAGAATCATACATCTCAACTTCTTCTTTAGACATGTTATCACCTGCCCAACTAAGCATTGATTTGTATGCTTTCTCACCACCAACCATTTCAAATAGTTGACCAGCTTGTTCTTCAGTAAGTTGATCATCAGAAGGTTCTTCTTCTGATTCTTCTTCTGATGGCTGTTCTTCCTGCTCTACTTCTTCACCGGCTTCAGGTGCATCACTTGGTTCACCGAGTTTCTTTTGTAGTGCAATATAAGCTTGTTCTAATGATGACTGGTCTTTAAATTTACCAGCCAACAGCGGTTGCTCTGCACCCTCAAGAGACTCAGCAACCTGCAAAGAGTCTTGCTCATCAGCATTCATGTCTGGCTGATCAGCAGGTGTATCATTCATCGTAAGTGTTTCAGGCATATTATTGTGGTGGTTGTTGTTGTGCTTCTTGTTGTTGTTGCATAGCTTGCATTTCAGCTTGCTCACGTTTCTGGTCAACAGCTGCCAGTTGTGGTTGTTGCTGTTGTGCCATCATTGCTTGCTGCTGAGCCATAGCTTGTTGCTGTTCACTCTGTTGTTCTTCCATACTCTTCACAAGGTTGAGTACATCGATACCAGAGGCAGCTGCAAGACGTTTGATAACTTCATCAGTATTGATGAACTGACCAATAGCTTCAGGTCCAATAGTTTGTGCAATGATCTGTAGGAATTGACCAAGACTTTCACGATCTTGACCACGACCAAGGGCATTGATACCAGCAACAATAGTTGGCTTAACAATGTCACCTTTAGGTAACCGTGGGATCTGTCCAGTCTTCTGTGCAACAGCAAGTTTGCGGTTAAGATAAGGTACAAGGAACTCGACAGTTAGTAGGGAGAATAGTCCCCCAAGTTGTTGTTCAAGCTCAAGTTGTGTCATCCGAACCTCTTCAGCTGTAGTGCGTTCTGAGTCCCTAACGTTCATAATTAGGAATGCTTCACTCAAACGTTGAGTTAAAGAACCAATCATTTGATAAGCTGTTTGGAAGTCAGCTGTCTTACCAACTTGCACTACACCAATATCATCAGGTCGTCCCTGAATGATAGCACCATTGCCTGCCTTGGCAAGCGTTGATGGTTTGGTTGTGCTGCTTGGTGAGACAGTAAACACTACTTTAGCAGCTGCTGCGCTGCCTTCAACGATGGCTTGTGACAGAGCTTCAAGTGACTTTAGATCACCAAGGAACTCTTCCACTCTACCGCGTCCGTAGACCTCTCCGTCTACGTGGTTAAAGCGTAGCACAAGCCAGGGGTTACTGTCAACAGGTGCTTTACCCATTGACTTGGTAAGGATCTGATCGTATACCTCTTGATGCCATACCCATCGATTATTGTCTAGCGTACAGTGTGTATAAATATCACATTCATCACTTTGTGCTGTTGTGCTATCAGATACATCATTAGTTGGCGCTTCTTTATATTCGGGGTAATTTTTTTTGAGTATTTTTTTCGAGATTGTTTCTTTAGTTACAATTTCTATAACATTACCGTTACCATCTCTATCAATTACATATCGGTTTAAAGGATAGAGCTTAAGTCCATCCTTACCCATAAAGATAAGAGCATTACCAGCTACAACTAAATGCTTTAGTGCTTGGTGAACAACAACACGATCAGTAGAAGCCGCAATGGATTCCATGATAGTGCGTTCAACTTTAGCAAACGACAAGTCAAGTTCTGATCTAATCTCAGGACCAAGTTCTTCTGGAAGATTAATATCATTCACCTGGAGTTTAAAGAAGCTGGTTTGTGGAGGTAGCAATGCAAGCATAAGTTTACTTGCAAGTGTCACCACACCTTTGGCTCCTGTTGATTGCCAGGGAGTAGTAAGTTTAAGAGCACCTTTGGTAAAGTGCTCGTCTTCACGAATAAGATAAGGTAAGGTTAGATCTGCTGCTTGTCTAGCAGAGTTTAGAAACTGGGAACGGTCCGAAGACAATCTGTCATAACGTGATTTAGCAGTCATTAGATGTTAAGTGTTCCAGATTTAATAGAGGCTAATGCATTGGCGGCAGAAGGATTAAACTGACTGCCTATTCGTTTTTTAAAGGCTTTAGTACCGCCACTTTTTTGAGTATTAGATTCTTGTAGTTGTAATTCAGGAGTAGCACCAGCAAGTCTAGCACGTTCCTGATTGGTTGCCATTGTTTGTTGCTGAGTTTTAAAATCTGCGGCTTGGGTAGCCATATCCTTTTGCAAGCCTGAGATCTGTAGACCAAATTGATCTTTTGTACTTTGTAGATTGCTAGCATATAAATTTTGCATAGAACCTAGTTTAGCACCGTAGTCTGCTGAGGCACGATTAAGAGCTGACTGATAATTAGATGCAGCAGTGGAAGCAGAAGTTTGTGAGGCCCTAAGCTGTTTTGTTAAAGCGTCGATCTGACTTGTATATTTACTTGTATCGACCGGAGCTTGGACAGTTACAGTCTTAGGTTTAGCAGCATATTTGGCTGCAAGAGCATTGTAACGTTTGCGCTGCTCATTAATTTCATCCCGATATCCTTGTTTTATACTTTTAAGTTTGGAATAAGAGACTCCCATTAGTTTTCATCCATATAGTTAATGACCCACTCAACAACACTGCGTTGACCAGACCTGTACATAATTTTTTCCATTGTATCTTCAGGGGTAGGGTTTGTTGGTGGAAAGGATTCTTCTAGTGCAGCTAAAAGTCCACGGGAATTCATCCCAAGAACTTCAAGCGTATTGGGGGAGATTGACATTACTATGCTCGAAGAAAGCTGGCATTCTAGCTGATTTAGTTGCGGAAAGTTCTGGGGCTTTGCCCTCATACATTAAGCGATCACTAGAATCAAGCCAAAATTTTTTGTCTAAATATTTATCGGTAGTATTTGTACCTAGGGGCTGCATTACCCAATTGATAGTTGCCTTGCGGAGTTTATCAAGAGAAGGACTGATAGTAAGCCCCAGCTCCCGACAAACAATGCTATTGGCAGCAACGTGAATTTGTTCATCTCTGCTTATATCCGCACTGACTGTACGCATTCCAGCGTCACCATTAAAGCGGAAGAATGGTAAAAGAACGAAGAAAATTGCACGCTCGGCAACCATCGCTTTGAGGATCGTATGATCAGGATGCGTAGTCCAAGCTTCCCTGAGCCGGAGAGCTTCCGATTCAGCTTTTTCATCAACCCCGTAAGCATTGGCAATGTAACCAAGTGCCAGGTCGTGATTTTCCTCATCGGTGATATTTGATTCCAATAACTCCCGCGATAGTTTTGGTACGTCGGCAGCCAATGCATCACGGATAAAATCTCCCACAGGTAGTTCCATATGTCTCAACGCAAGAGCACGGTGTACCGTCTCTTCCGCCCCTGCCTTGCATGATCCGGCAGTTGTCTGGACTGGTGTCCATTTTCTTTTTCTGTTTAGTAGTTTCTCGTAAGGGTTCATTCTTGACAATCACATGTAAGTTCTTCATTTAAAATATCCTCTAAATAATTCTCTACATCTTCTGCATCTAGTGCAGCGTATGCGTCTGATTTATCTTGTGTATCACTCATTACTTGAAGTGAATAATAGAGGCTGGTTTGCGGGGACCGTAGCCACTCTTCCACGAACGCATTGTCGTAGGTCACCATATCGCTCCATGAATTGAAGCTATAACCGTGAAGAAGCCCTGTGCGATTTAGTAGAGTCATGATGCCATCAGCAACACGTTTGTAAGCCTCCCAGCCTACCTCAGAGGCGATCTCTACATCACCATAGTTGTAAGTTTGTACTCCGAAAGTACCCGAGTCGCGATCGACTGTCTGCGAGATAGGTGGAGCGATTTCTGGTGTGCTAGTATAGCCATCCAAATCCACGCTTCGATAACTGCAACTGGCGGTTGGAGCGATAGCAAAGGCTCGAACCATATTATACTCGCGAGCGATTGTGGCTGCTTGGTTAATTCCTGAAGCAATTTGAGAGACAAGTTCATAAGATGCAGATCGAATAGTTTCATTGTTGTTATATTGATCCAACGCTCTTCCAAATTGTTCGTAGGTTACTCCGTACCGCCGTAGGAGATTTGCGAGGCCAAGCATTCCGAGTCCCACCTGTCTATCAATTTCAGGCGGGAGGTATTCTCCAGTATCTCCGACAGCTGTCCTACTATGTAGGCTGCACAATTCGGACATACCTTCAACAAATGCTCGTGGGATGTCGTCGAACTCACAGGCTCCAAGACTGATATGCTGTAATAAACAGGTGCCTCGTGATGGCAGGTATACTTCGAGACAGACGTTACCTCTGATGCGCTTTCCTTCATTGTCATACTTAACTTTATTTAGCCAAATGTCGCCTGATTTGATTCCATGTAGTAGCTCTTCCTTGAACGTACAATCCTGCCACCACTCTTCAGTGATGTTGATACATCGTTTAACCCAAGGTAGTTCGGATCTAGGAGTAGTGATAAAGTCCCTAGCATCAGGATGGGATAAGTCAAGGTGCAGAACAATGGCACCATTTTTATAAATCCCGCCCCGTCGTAGTATTTCATTTAAAGAAGAGTAAATTTTACCAAAACTTACAGGACCTGAAGCAGTAACTCCAGACTCTCTCGTGTAACCTTTAGGGTCAAGTTTAGAGAGATGGATAGCACAACCTGCACCATACCTAAGAGCATGTGAGGCAAACCTCCAGCTGGCCTCAATTCCGTTAGGACCTTCCATTTCATTTTCAACTACAAATACTGTGCAGCTGACGGGTAAGCGATGAGTAGGATCATCGATCCATGATTGAACCCGACCTGTGCGGGAGATATAATTAGACATTGAGTAGATCAGTTAAATTTGGAGGTTTGTAGTTTGGTCCTTTTAAGACCTTACCGTCAGGGCGGTAAATAGGTTGTCCATTTTCATCTAGTTTGGACATGTTTGATTTATGAACGCGATCCATAGCTTCATCTAGATCCCAACCTTCATTAGCAGCAAACTGATAACAAACGTAGACAAGATCACAAAGCTCTTTTAATTGTTCGTGCTTATCTTTTAAATGAAAGGCTTCATGAAACTCTGACCATTCTTCATCGATCAAAGATTTCTGGGTCAGTGTCCCATTCGTCGAATCCAAGATCGAGTAAGCTTCTCGAAATTCTTTTGCCTGACTCAATAGTGTCGTCCCAGTCTGATTGTGTTTTGTCGAGTTCATGTTGTAGATAGTGGATTGCTTTGGCTAAGTCTTTTCGTTTGTCTCCTTTGTATTCACAACGACAAATGTATTTGACAGCATTAGCTTGGAAGAAGCTGAGGTTCTGATTAACGATGAAGTCTCCTACTTCCCAGTTGTTTCCGTAGTGTTCAGGTGATTGGGCCATTGTTTGACTAAGTTAGATACGGTGTTAGCAAGTGCAAAGTTTTGACGTTGTAACGCCATGAACAATGTAATGATGTCTTTTTTATCAGCTTGGGGTAGTAGGTCTTCAAGCCTTCTTATCTTGAAGTCCTGTTCCACTGTCAACTCTATAATCGGAGGAGGGGGTAAAAAGGATGGGCTGTTTTGCTCTCCAGTCATAATCATTTGTAGTAAGGATCTTTGCAAGTCTTGCGTTTTGTAGTGCAATGTCTTCACCAAGATCCTTCTCAGCAAAAGCATCAACAACTGCTTTCCAAGTGTAGCCTTTGTCTTCAAACAAAGCAACTGCTCGTTTAATTCCAATTCCGGGAACGCCGGAATAGCCATCGGTTTGGTCACCTGCAAGCGCCTGTATAAGGTGCCAGCGTTGTCCCTCTGCCTCTTCCACATTCACGATTTCATCCATGGTGTAGAGCGTTCCAGGTATCTGTCGCATGTCCTTGTCAGGGCTAACGATAACATTACCAGGATATTTTGTAGCGTAGATACCCATACTATCATCTGCTTCAAGAGTCGGTAGTATTACTACTTCGTACTCATCTTTGAGAGCATTGATAACACGTTTGTATCCACAAGGCTTCTTACGATTACGATGCCCTTTGTAAGCTGGCATGATCTCTTTACGAAAGTTAGAACTATCACTAAAGAAAAGCACAACCTCGGGGACATCCCACATGAACTTGTTTTTAATTTTATTTAGTTCACGTTTGACTGATGCGTATGCTTCACTGAATTTGCTGACAACTAGGATTACATCATCACCAAAGTCAACTTCTGACTCTGCACCGGCACAAGCCTTGTAAACGATGTAGTCTGCGTCAACAAATAACTTCATTTACCTTGGCCTCTATATTTCTTTTTACCTTTGCGTGGCTTACTATGCAAGCCGTTACCTTGACGGGTTTTCTTTGATGTAAACGGGACTACTGTTTGTACTCCCATCATTGATTTACTTCTCATTAGTGGGTTTCACTCCAGTTGTTTCCGATTTTTGCTTCGGCGTCGATTTTGATTCTGAGGTTGTAGTACTCTCCAGCTGCGAGACTGCTAAATACCAAGGATGTTGATAAGTCAGCTGTTTGTTCAGGGGAACACTCGAATTGCAATTCGTCATGTACAAAGGCTAGTTGTGAACAACATAAATTTAATTCTTTAATGTTTTGTTGGTTGATAACCATCCAACGTTTTGCCAGTATGGCGGAGTTACCTTGAAGGCAGTAGTTTAACGCTTTATGCGGGCTATCCACCATAATTTTTCTGCCATCGATAGCTTTGATAAATCCTCTTTCTGAAGCTGTCTTGATAGCCTCCAAGAGTTTATCGAGTCCATCAATCGCATCAATGTAGGCCGCTCTGATTTCCTTACCTTTTTTCTTGGCATTTTTGGATGAAAGAAGTTTGTCATAACTGTGTCCAATTTTTTCATCACCTGCACCGTATAGAAACGCATACGTTACGGTTTTTACAAGCTTTCTAGATATTCCTATCTTGTCAGCATTGACTTGGTGTATATCTCCGTTAAGGAGAATGTCTGCGTATCGTCCGCCATCATACTTGGCAAGGAAATGAGATAACATACGTAACTCAATCCCAGACAAATCTGCTGCGACCATAACTTGACCCGGAGATGGTAAGAAAAGCTCTCTAAATCTTGAGTCACTTGGAACTTGAGCCAAATTTGGATTTCGGTGGGCGCATCTAAAAGTAGAAGTGGCGACAGAACAATGATGATGTATCCTACTAGCACTCGTACATAGCTTCAGCCACGCGTTCGCGCCTTCGGATATCATTCCAAGCATCTTCGTTATCGTCAAAATCCGCAGGAATGCAAGGGCAGTCGGGCTCCCTATCTCCTTCAGTATCGGTTCGTCTATGATAGGCTTCCCAGTAGGTGTCTTCTGGGTGGGATTCCAGCCATGAAATGTTTGCAGGATCCATGCTATATGATCTCGTGATGTAGGATTTAGTTCTTTAAGGCGTGTAAGTGGAGCGTCTTTGACATAGCCTTGGGTCCGATTATCTCGCTTAGGAGTAAATACTGGTCCGGCAACGTAAGGATGCCTGTCACGTAGTAGTTGATAAGTTTCTTCAAGCTCTTGTCTGAGAGTTGATGCAAGTTGCCATGCAGAGCGTTCATCAAAGTACCATCCATGTAGTTCTTGTTTGGTAAGGATTTCAGCTGCTTCATGTTCTAGCGTAATCCATTCAGGTATGGTTGAAAGTGGTTCCAAAGTTTTCTTGTGACAGTAACGTCTTGTATCATGTAGTCTTCCATTTCTGGTGACCATTCTTTCCAATCGGTATCTTTACAGTAATCACCTTTAGCTTCGTTAAGGCGATAACCCCAAGCAGCTAGTGAATGCGATCCATAAAGTTTAAGCGGCATACCAGGCCATGTCTTTTGTTTGTCAATCTCGATTAAGTTCGGGTGGTAAAGACGGCTAAGCAAAAGAGTATCCAAGCAATCACCAATACGTCTAAACCATGGATAAAACTTATTGATAATGCTAAGGTCATAATTAATAATGTTATGACCGACAATATAATCAGCGTCTTCGAGTAATTGGATACCGCGTACAATAGGTTCTGTCGCTGGTCTTTCTGTTGCTGACGTAAACGATTGATCATTGAATACCATTGTTTTTTTAACTTCGGTATCGTAAATACAAAGACAGTGGATTTTGGTAGCATCATTTAACAGTCCGTCTGTTTCTAAATCAAATAGTAGCATTCAACGTCCTTGCCATTGATAGGTTTTATCAACAAACTTAGCACGTTTCACTGCCTCCTCAGTAGGAGGATTAGGACGCTTTAGATTAGAAGTCTGTTGTTGCATCGAACTCTGCTGGTGCTGTAGTTTCATTGAATTTACAAGTGGATAAGTTATAGTTTAATCGACAAGCAATGCCTGTTTCCCCAGAGTAGCGATTCTTGAGAACTCTAACAATTGTATCAGAGTGTTTAGTTTCACTCTGTTGATTTCTTTCGAGTCCAATAACTGCATCGCTAAGTTGAGCGATTGCCGCACTTCCTCTAAGTTGTCCGAGTGTAACACGTGCACCTTCTTCATGGTTTTGATCGGATGATCCTCGTTTTAAATGTGAAACTAAAAATAATACGATACCAGTACGCTCGACAAGTGAACGTAAGCGTGTCATTGTTTGATCTATCATCCTACGTTCATCACCATCAAGTCCACTCATCAGAATGGATAGGTGATCAAGGAAGATGATCTTACAATCAAGTCCTGAGGCTAGGTATTCAATCCTGTTATAAATAATATCAGGATCAAAACTACCAAAGCCATCGAAAAGATAAAGGTTCCACTTATTAATACTGGAATCAAACGCTTTTGTAAGGGTGTCATGACTATGTTCTCCTAGTGTTAGGTTGTTACCTACAGCAGCAGACATCAAACCTAAAGCTGTACGGCGGTTTGACTCTTCAAGTGCCAAGTATCCAACCCGTTCTCCGTTCGATAACAAGTGAGCAGCCAAGTCTCGACACACGGACGACTTGCCTTGGCCTGATCCTGAAGTAATTGTGACAAGCTCTCCGCGCCTAATCCCGTGAAGCTTTGACTGTAATCCTTGAAATGGGTAGTCATAATCAGCTGGTGGTTGTGGTGTGGTAACTAATTCAAGTAAAGATTTAGCATCTACAATGCCATCAGGTCTAAATTCCTTACGTTTAAAGAATGCATCATCGATAGCCTTGTTATCGCTAGCTTGTAAGGCTTCTGAGAGGTCCTTGTAAGCCTCTAGACGGGCGATGTAAGCCTTGCCAGGTGGTAATACACTTGCAGCTTCCTCAGCAGCCTTCTGGCCTGGTTCATCAGAATCAAACCAAAGCATTATTTCTTCATAACCTTGAAGAAACTCTAGGTTTTTTTGAATTGCTTTCTTAGCTCCGGCTGCACCGCTAGGTAATGATACTACAGGCCAAGTTGGGTATAGCTCTGCATAAGACACACAATCTAGTTCACCTTCTGTGATGATTATACGCTTACCACTACTTCCCCATAAATGTTGACCAAAGAATGTACCAGGTGTTTCTCCTTCGTAAGTAAATTGTTTGTCTTTAGTTTTTATCTTAGCACCTTTTACAATGCCAGATGGATCATGATAGTAAAACCTTAGCTTATCTCCATCACGATACACCTTAAATTTCTCACAAGTCTTCTGACTGATCTTGCGTTTCTGCAACCGTTCGGCTGAGCCTTTGATCTGCACAATAGAATTAGTGTGAA